TCTATGACCTGAACTCTACAATTCAGACCTAATCTGAAATCTAAAGGGGGGGCTAATAACCCTCCCTTTTTTTTACATGACTACAAAAATCTTTGACATCAACTCAGAATTTGGAACCAAAAAGCTTTGGCATTACGATGCTGAAAAAGATGAGGCAACCATTCAGACAATTATTGATGCTACACAAGTAGTAGAAGCCAACAAAGAGAGATTTAATTCTTTTGATGAACGGGCTAATTGGAATGGAGATATGCACCATGTGGCATCTATCCCAATGGCTTTGTATTATCAAATGAAAGCCGAAGGTAAACTTGATGACCAAGCTTATATGAAGCGTTGGCTTAATGACCCTGATAATCGTGCATTTCGCACAAGACCTGGAGAAGTTTAATGGATAGTAAGACCATTGGAATTTTGGTTCCAACACGGGATTTTGTTAACTCTGGATTTGCTTTTGATTTAGCCAGATTGGTTGGATTTACAGTAGGTACATCTCACCACAAAGTAGTGATCTACACTAGCTCTGGCACACTATTGTCAGCACAGCGTCAAGACCTTGCTAGGGACGCTATAGCGGCAGGTTGTACGCACACATTATGGTTAGATAGCGATATGAGATTCCCAAAGGACTCCATTTTGCGATTATTGAAACACGATACTGGAATTGTCTGTGGAAACTATGCCAAGCGTAGATTTCCGACTGAGCCTATTGCGGTGAAAAAAAATACCCCAGATATGGATGCAACATTTGTCAATCGGGTATATACTGAGGACGATTCAACAGGACTTGTTGAAGTAGACTACTGCGGAATGGGTGTAATGCTCGTTAAATCCGAAGTCTATAAATCTATGGAATATCCTTGGTTTGCTATCCCTTGGGTTCCTGCTGCGGAAGACTACATTGGTGAAGATGTCTGGTTTTGCCGCAGAGCCGCCCAAAATGGGCACAAAACATATGTGGATCAAGATCTCTCAAAGCAGATCTTCCATATTGGAACATTTGAATACAAACATGAGCATACACTTGCGTGTAGGGATGTAGAAAATGGCACTTGACACTTTTGCAGGGCTAAAGACAACGATAGCAGATTATCTGAACAGGGATGATCTGACTTCTATTGTTCCTAGTTTTATTACTCTTGCAGAGGCTAAATTTAATCGTAAGTTGCGTACCCGCCAGATGATTAAAAGGGCTACTGCAAGCATTGATACCCAGTACTTTGCTTATCCTGCAGATTGGTTGCAAGCCAAAGAATTCCAATTAAATACAAATCCCATTGTCAGACTTGAGTTTGTAACTGAAGCATATGGTGATAATTTAAAGGCAAATAACTATGTTGCCTCTGGAAAACCAGCGTATTACACGATCACTGGCACTCAGATAGAAGTAATTCCAACACCAGACGGAACATATACTGGGGAACTGACATATTATGCTAAGATTACTGCGCTGAGTGATTCAAACACAAGCAACTGGCTATTGGCATACGCCCCAGACTTGTACTTGTATGGTGCTTTGATAGAAGCAACTCCATACTTAAAAGACGATGAGCGTCTAGGTACATGGAGTCAACTGTACGCAAACACATTAAGCGACATTGAGATTGCAGATCAAAGGGCATCTGTTTCCTCAACTCCTCTTGTTCGTGCCCGTTCTTTTGGATAAAAAATGTCATCATTTAGCGATTACACAGAAAATCTAGTACTGACCTATTTGTTTACAAATGGTTCAGTTACTCGCCCAACAGCCTGGTATGTTGGTTTGTTTACTGCCGCACCTAGTGATACTGGTGGCGGTACTGAAGTAACTGGTAATGCTTACGCCCGTGTTGTTACTGGCACTATCTCAGGTTCTGGTACTGCTACTACTTTTTCTAATGCTGCCGCAATTGAGTTTGCTGCCGCTTCTGGTGGAAACTGGGGAACAATCGGTTGGGCAGGTATTTTTGATGCCAGTACTGGTGGAAATCTGCTTGCATGGGCTCCATTGACAACATCTAGAGTTATCAATGATGGCGATGTATTCCGCATTCCTGCAACTAGCTTGACTATTACCTTGACTTAACATGGCAGCCTATGGTTCTGGCTATTATGGTGGAGGCAATTACTCCTATGGCGTAAGCCTTGGAGCCGCTTCCATCAGTGATACCAGTGCCATGACACTGGCGGCAAGACGCATCTGTATAGGTGCGTTTTCTGTTTCTGATACATCTACAGTATCAATTACTGCTAGAACTGTTAAGAGTGCTAGTTTTGCAATTAGCTCAACCAGTTCTGTAAGCGTATCTGCAAGACGGGTGGCTATTGGTGCTGAAGCTATATCTAGCTCTAGCTCAATGTCTGCTTCTGCAATTAGAGTTGGAATTGGTGCTGCAACTATTTCTAGCGCAAGCACAATGTCTGTGGCGGCTAGGCGTGTTGCTATTGGAGCAATAGCGGCAAACGATGCAAGTACATTGGTTGTCAACGGGGTTAGGGTTGCATTTGCTCAAATGAGCGTTGCTGATGCCGCAACAATGGTTGTTGGCTCTCAGGTAATTGCCAATGCCCAGTTACCGATAGTTGCTTCTAGCAGTCTGGTTATCAATGGACAGAGAAGACAAACTGCTTCTTTAAGTATTTCTTGCATTTCAAGCATGAGTGTTTCTGGTAACTTAAAATGGTTGCCAGAGAATGATGTATCTGAGACTTGGACTGCAACTAGCGATACAGACGAGACTTGGACTTCAATCACAGATGAATCTGAAACATGGACTGCAATTGATGATTCAAGTAAATCTTGGACTGCAGTGGCAGATAATAGCGAAACTTGGCAAATAGCCGCATAGAGGTGAAAAAATGGCAGATACCACAACAACCAACCTAGGACTTACTAAACCAGAAGTTGGTGCATCCACCGACACATGGGGTACTAAGATCAACACCGACTTGGATAGCGTTGATGCTGTCTTTGCTGCCGCAGGTAATGGCACAAGTGTTGGTCTAAATGTTGGCTCTGGTAAGACATTATCAGTAGCAGGAACTTTGGTGGTTACTGGTGCATCTAGCACCATTGATGCGACTGCTATTGGCTCAAGCACTCCAGATACTGGTGCTTTTACTACAGTAACTACTAGTAGCACTATTAACAACCTAACAGTTGGTCGTGGTGCGGGTGCTGTGGCTACCAATACTGCGGTGGGTGCTAGTGCTTTAGCGGCTAATACAACTGGTCTTGCTAATACGGCTCTTGGATATCAGGCGGGGCAATCCATTACAACAGGGTTAAGCAATACGTCTATTGGTTATCAAGCCAATCGTGTAAATGTTACAGGCGATCAAGTAACTGCTGTTGGATCATTGGCATTGGCGGCTAATACAGCAACTGCCAATACTGCTGTTGGTTTTGCTTCAATGAACAGCAACACTTCTGGTGCTAACAATACAGCAATGGGTTGGTACTCTTTGTATTCCAACACCACAGCATCAACCAATACCGCAGTAGGCTCTCAAGCTGCTTACTCAAACACTACAGGTACTGGAATTCTTGCCCTTGGTAGTCGTAGCCTATACAGCAACACTACTGGATCAGGCAACGTAGCTGTTGGTACTTCTGAGCTAGGCGGATATGAGGGTGCGCTTTTTGCCAACACCACTGGCACAAACAATACGGCTGTTGGACAGCGCTCAATGGTTTCAAATACCACAGGCACACAGAACGTAGCGGTTGGTCGTGACGCTCTTCTTTCCAACACCACAGCATCTAGCAACACCGCTGTAGGCTATCGGTCAGGATATACAGTCACTACAGGGGCGGATAACGCATACTTTGGTTCAACTGCTGGTCAAGCATCTACAGGTTCATTTAATACCTTATTGGGTTCACAAGCAGGATTTACTGTTACTGGTAGCAACAGTGTATTGATTGGTTATCAAGCAGGAAATAATGCCACACATTCTGGCTCTAACAATGTTGGAATTGGCTATCAAGGATTATTTAACAATACTTCTGGTGCAAATAATACAGCGATCGGCTATCAATCACTACGAGCCAACACCACAGCATCCAACAACACTGCTGTAGGTTATCAGTCGGCATACAGCAATACTACTGGTAGTATTACAGCATTGGGACAAACTTCTGGATATGCAAACACAACTGGAGCTTTAAATACAGCAATCGGACAAGCGGCTTTATCCACAAATAGTACTGGTAATTACAACACTGCCGTTGGTTACACCGCACTGCAATATACAACTGGCAGTGGTAATACTGCTGTTGGCACTCAAGCCCTTAATACCAACACCACAGCATCTAACAACACTGCTGTTGGTTATCAAGCGGCTTATACAAATACGACTGGCGCTAGTTTAGTTGCAATGGGTAAAACTGCACTGTACAACAATACTACAGGCGCATACAACACTGCAATTGGCAGCCCAGATGCTGGTGGTCAATCCACAATGGGAACCAATTCAACTGGTTCGTACAACACGGCAGTTGGCTCTGGCGCTTTGTCTCTCAGCACCACAGCATCAAACAATACTGCTGTAGGTTATAAGGCGGGATATGCCGTTACAACTGGTCAAGAAAATGTATTTATTGGTCAGAATGCTGGTGTTGCAGTAACTACTGGACCATTCCAAGTAATGATTGGAGGTTCTGCTGGTGCAACACTTACCACTGGACAAAACAATGTACTCGTTGGAAATCACGCTGGTGATTTGTTGACCACTGGTTCATACAACTGCTTTATTGGTGCTAGAACTTCAGGATCAAGTTACTGCGGTGGCGAGATAACCACTGGCTCTAAGAACACCATCATTGGTTCTTACAACGGCAACCAAAATAGCCTAGACATCCGCACTGGCAGCAACTACATCGTGCTGTCTGATGGAGATGGAAATCCAAGAGCGTTTTGTAATGGTTCTGGATATTGGGTTTTTGGTGGTTCTTCAAATTTAGGTTCAGCGCAAAACTCTATTTATTACACTCCTGGTACAACTTATGGACTTGGATTTAAACCATCAACAAATTCAAATACTCCAAAACCTTGTTCGTTTTTAGAAGCTGGTGGCGCAGAAGTTGGTTCTATTACTACTTCAGGAAGTGCAACTCTTTACAATGTCACCTCTGACCAACGCCTAAAAGAAAACATTGTTAATGCACCTGAATTTGGTAGCGTTATTGATTCTTTACAAGTTCGTAGCTTTGATTGGAAAACAGATCAAACACACCAGCGTGCAGGCTTTATTGCTCAAGAACTTGTTACTGTTGCACCAGAAGCGGTATATCAACCAACTGACACAGAACAGATGATGGCTGTGGACTACTCCAAACTTGTTCCAATGTTGGTCAAGGAAATACAATCACTTCGTAAACGCCTAGCAGACGCTGGCATCTAACTTAAAGGAAAATCATGTCTGAAATCATTGAACAACCATCCGCAGAAGAAATTGCTCGTCACTACAGCGCTTGCATGGACTCAGTAAACCTGATTAACGCAGGTCAACCAGAAGACATGACCGCTGAAGATTGGGCTGACTGCTTGGCTCGTAACAAAGAGCATTTGGTCATTATGTTGGCTAAAGACTTCTGGACAACACAAGACTTGACAGCAATTCGTGCGGCTTCTGTATGACACTAGATTTAACCATTGAAGAAATCAACGCCTTGCTAAACCTAATGGGTAAGACTGCTACTGAAAGTGGCTTCTTCCCATTGATGGTTAAAATTAAAGAGCAAGCTGAAGCACAACTTCCTAAAGAGCCAACGGAGCAGTAATGAGCGATGTCAGCCACGAGCAAATCTATAACCGACTTTTAGCAGTTGAAGCTAAAGTAGATACCATTGATAAGAATACAAGTGATCTAGTAGGCGCTATTGAAGCGGCTAAAGGTGCTGTCAAGGTTCTTAATTGGATAGCTTCTATTGCTCAACCTGTTTTATGGGTTGGTGGTTTGATCGTGGCTGCTGGCGCTATTTGGCAAACTTGGATTAAAAAGTAATGTCTAGTCAGAAACAACTAGATGTACCACCAGTTCCTAATTTGGGAACTTCTGGTGTTTCTTACTCTCAAGAAGTACAGAACCAGAATAATGGCACATTGAGGTTGTTCTTTATTAAGCTACTTAACGCTGTTCAATCCTTAACTGCTAGAGTTGGTGGCAAATACATCAACTTTCCTTATGGTGCGTTTCAAGACTCTACAGACCAAACTGCCGCTAGTACAACTGTTGCCTATGCGATTACATTTAACACAACAGATTTCTCTAATGGTGTAACTTTATCTAATTCATCAAGATTAAATGTAACTAATCCAGGTCTTTACAATTTACAGTTTTCCATTCAGCTTAAAAACACCACAAATGATGGTCAAGATGTAGATATTTGGTTTCGCAAGAATGGGACAAACATCGCTAATTCAAACAGTAGATTTCATCCTCCTGCAAGGAAAAGTGCTGGCGACCCAAGCCATATGATTGCTGCATTGAATTTCTTTGTTGACATGGCGGCTAATGATTACATTGAGATTATGTGGAGAACTGAAAATACTGGTGTAAGTATTGAGCATTTTGGGACTAGCACTAGCCCAACTAGACCCGCAGTTCCTAGCGTTATTGCTACAATGAGCTTTGTTTCTAACCTACCTGATTGACAAAGTATGGCATACATTCCGCTCCAAATTCCTCCAGGTGTATTCAAGAATGGTACAGAGTATCAGGCTAAAGGTCGTTGGAATGGATCTAACCTAGTTCGTTGGTTTGAAGGCACTATTCGCCCTGTTGGTGGATGGAGAAAGCGTTCAAACACTCAGTTAACTGGCAAAGCTCGTGGTTTGATTAACTGGCGTGACAACTCAAATAACCGCAGAATTGGCATTGGCACACATTCAAAGCTCTATGTTTTGAGTGAAAGTAATACTTTAACAGACATTACTCCGACAGTATTTACTGTTGGTGATGCAGATGCAGTCCAAAAAATTGGTTATGGCTATGGCACTTATGGAAGCTATGCCTATGGTGTTGCTAGACCTGATTTAGGATCTGTCACTCCTGCCACCACATGGTCTATGGATACATGGGGTGAGTATTTAGTTGCTTGCTCATCTAAGGATGGAAAACTCCTTGAATGGCAGTTGGATACTGGTACAGACGCTGCCGCCATCACAAATGCTCCAACAAGTTGCACTGGTTTAGTTGTCACTCAAGAGCGGTTCTTGTTTGCTCTAGGTGCAGGTGGTAATCCTCGTAAAGTACAGTGGTGTGACCAAGAAAACAATACTACTTGGACTCCTGCCGCTACCAATCAAGCAGGTGACTTTGAGTTGACTACAGTTGGCTCTTTGCAGTGTTCTAAGCGTATTCGTGGCACTACCATCTTGTTTACAGATGTGGATGTCCATACTGCCACTTACATTGGTCCACCCTTTATATACAGTTTTGAGCGTGTTGGAACTGGTTGTGGCGTGATTTCTAAACAATCAGTAGCGGCTACTGACAATGCCTGTATATGGATGTCTGGATCAGGATTTTGGATATACGATGGTTTTGTAAAACCTTTGCCATCAGATGTATCTGACTATGTGTTTAACAATCTAAACACTACCCAAGCCTCTAAGGTTTATTGCGTCCATAACTCAGCATTTGGTGAAATTTGGTGGTATTACCCAAGTTTGTCTACCAATGAGGTGGATTCATATGTGACTTACAACTATCGTGAGAATCACTGGGCTATTGGTACTTTGGATCGTACTTGCGGTACAGACAGAGGTATTTTCAGCAATCCTATTCTGGTTTCTTCAGATGGATATGTTTACGAGCATGAAGTTGGTAATAACTATGACTCCCAGACTTTGTTTGCTGAGTCAGGACCAATTGAATTAGGTGTAGGCGACAGGGTAATGACCCTGACAGGATTAGTTCCTGATGAGAAGACTGCAGGTGATGTTAGGGCTAGTTTTAGTACTAAATTCTACCCAAATGCCACTAAATACACACATGGTCCATATACCTTGTCTTCACCTACATCAGTTCGTTTAACTGGTAGACAGATTGCAGTAAAGATTGAAGCTGTTGCTTTAACAGATTGGCGAGTTGGTGTTATCAGATTTGATGGGAAACCTGGCAGTTTCAGATGATTGACTACGAGAAATATAAAGTAGATGGTGAACTACCACTATGGGCTGTATATTTTCAAAAAGTAGAGAAAATTTTAGAACCTGCTTTAGAATACGATAATACGCATAATATGCAAGATGTAGCCGACTGTATTGACAGTAGTACGATGCAATTATGGACAAGTGATAACAGCGCAGTAGTCACTCAAGTGCAGATATTCCCAAGAATGAGGGTATTGCACATATTTTTAGCGGCAGGTGATCTAGCAGATCTAGAAACTATCACCCCCCGTATTCAGAAGTTCGCTGAAGACATGGGATGCCAAAAAATCACCCTGACAGGTCGTAGGGGTTGGTCAAGAACTTTTGTATCTAAATTTAACATGAAGCCAACACATTATTGGCTTTCTACGGAGGTGTAATATGTCTGGTGGTTCTAGTCAACAAACAGCGCAGCTTGATCCTGCATTGCGTGACGCTTATTTGCAGAATGTGCAAAATTCACAAGCAATTGCAGGGCAACTCGGTCCTCGTGAATTCGCTGCTTACAACAGGGATCAGGCTAGAGGCGCTCAATTAACTAGAGACTTTGCAAATCCAAACAATGCAATTTTCCAAGGTATTGGATCTGCATTTGACTTTGCAACTCGATCTGCTGCATATCAGCCACAGAATGTGCAAGCAACTCAGTTTGGTGGCGCTCAAGTAGCTCCATCTGCTTTGGCGGCACAAACAGGTTATTCCCCTGCAACTGGTCAAGCCGCATCTGCTGGTCCTGCATCTTTAGCGTCTGCTCAAGGATATTCTGCACAAACAGGAACTGGTGCTTCTGCTGGTGCTTCTCAGAACGCTGCATCACAAGGCTACAATGCCGCAACATTTGGTGGCGCTCAGACAGGACCAACTAATCTAGCATCTGGTACTGGTTACAACGCATCAACATTTGGTGGATCTCAAGCAGGTGCTGCAACTCAAGCTCCTGTAGCACGATACACATCTTTGGGTTTTGGTGGACAGACTGCAGGACCATCTGCAATGGCTACTGGACGAGGCTATTCCTCACTAGGATTTACTGGTGAGCAAGCAGGACCTGCGGCACAAGCTACTGCGGCTCAACTGGCTCGTAATACTGTTCGTGATGTAGGTGCGGCAGGTGTTTCTGGTCAACAAGTAGCTTCTACTGCTTTGGGTCAGATTGCTCCACAAGCTCGTCAGAATATTCGTGATATTCAAGCAGGTTCATTCTTGAATCAGAATGTTCAGCAATACATGAATCCTTACACTCAGGCTGTTACTGAGCAGTCCTTGAAAGATTTAGAGCGTTCTAGACAACTGCAACAACAACAGACTGCGGCTAGTGCTACTGCGGCTAAAGCCTTTGGTGGTTCACGCCAAGCTGTTGCTGAAGCAGAGACTAATCGTGCATTTGATGAGAATGCCGCTCGTTTGGTTGCTCAACAGAATGCTGCCGCTTACCAAGCCGCACAACAAGCTTCTGAGTCTGATTTGGCTAGAGCGATGCAAGCTCAACAACTCAACCAAGCACAAGATGCCGCCACTACCCAACAGGCTTTGGCTCTGTCTGGTCAGTTTGGTTTGGCTAACCAAGATGCAAGTCTCCGTGCTGCACTGGCTAATCAAGGTGTTGATGTCACTACTGGTCAAGCTAATTTGCAAGCTCAACAGCAAGCTAATCTGGCTAACCAACAGGCTCAGAACCAGATGGCTCAATTCAATGTTGGCAACCTCCAACAAGCAGGATTGGCTTCACAAGCTGCGGCTAATCAAGCGGCTCAGTTTGGCGCTCAAGCAGGTAATGTTTCAGACTTGGCAAACCAAGCGGCACAAAACCAAATGGCTCAGTTTAATGCTCAACAACTTCAGCAAGCAGGTCTGTCAACTCAGGCGGCTGCTAACCAAGCTGCACAGTTTAATGTTGGTGCTGAGAATACGATTGCCGCTCAGAACGCTGCCGCTCAAAATCAATTAGCTCAGTTTAATGCGGCTAATTTACAGCAAGCAGGATTAACAAATGCTGCCGCTCAAAATGTTGCCGCTCAATTCGGTGCTGGCGCTACAAACGCTGCGGCTTTGGCAAATCAAGCCGCATTGAATCAAGGTCAACAATTTAATGCTGAGAATCTGCAACAAGCAGGACTTGCCAATGTTGGTGCTTTGAATCAAGCAGGTCAATTTGGTGCAGCATCTGCCAACCAAGCCGCTTTACAAAATGCTGTTAATGCTAATCAAATGGCTCAGTTTAACGCTGGCAACCAACAGGCTATGAATTTAGCCAATTTGCAAGCACAAAATCAGGCAGGACAATTTGGTGCTTCTGCTCTTAACCAAGCCGCACTGCAAAACGCTGCTGCCCAGAACCAGATGGGTCAGTTCAATGCTGCTAATCAGCAAGCAATTAACTTGGCTAATCAACAAGCATTTAACCAAGCAGGTCAGTTTGGTGCTTCTGCATTTAATCAGGCAGGTTTGGCTAACCAAGCGGCAATCAATGCGGCTAATGCTCAACAAGCAGGTTTGTATCAGCAAGCAGGTTTGGCTAATCAGCAAAACTTCTTGCAAGCTAACTTGGCTAACCAACAAGCAGGTTTGACAGGCAATCAGCAGAACTTAGCTGCCGCAGGTCAGA